GCCTTTTCCTGATCTTCTCCAGTTCAGGTTTTCCAGCGTCCAGTGCCATGTCGTCCACGAAGCAACTGAAGTCTTTCGATTTCGACCGCCAAACGATTGGCTATGACACGCTCAGTTTGTCCGCTGAGCGCCCATGGACGCAACCGCCTACCACGTGGGGTAAGGTGAAGTTGGCCGTTACTGAATGGGCCGCCAGATTGTTTTGCTTCGGTGATGAGTGGGAGCAGAGCATGGAGGAGGCCTATGTGCGTGAGCAGGTACGTCGGTCAATGATGGAGCATGTGGCTCCGAGCAGCCGGGATCCGATTGATGCCGTGACTTACAGTGTATTCCGTGACACTGGTTACGACCTCAAGGACTACCGTGCCAAACACGATGAACATTACTCTGATGTGATGGAATTGGTGTGTGGCGCTGGTGTCAGTGATGCCGCGCGGGACGCCGCTGATACGGTCGAGGCAGCCATGGAATCGTTGGTGTCGAAGATCGAGGAAGCTGCTGATGCTTGGACCACCCGCTGCCAAGAGGAGAGACTCGTGGAGGACTACCGCGACAAGCCTGTGCACCATAAACTGTCGGTCATCCCGAAGTTTGTGGCTGCCATGGTGATTTGCCTGCGTGCGAAGAACGGTAACATGCCGTTGAACGAGGCGAATCGGTTGTTGGTGGAGAGAGAGTATCTTCGCATGTGCAGAGAGGGCAATGTGAGGCAGTGTGATATTGTGCACCACAGTCAGTGGGTGTATAATGCCTATTTTGGTGAAGGAGTGTTGGACGAACTCCCCACCACCCGTGCGCGTATCCCCAAGTGGATGCGGGCTGTGCTCGGCTCAGCGCCGAAGTGCAGTCCCGCCGTCTGCTGAGGGTGCCCGCGTACTGTGCACGGTTCCAACACCCGTGCGGACCCCGCTCTTCTGGAGCGGTTGCCGCGTGAGTGTCATGGGGGCCAGTTGTGTGTGCGCAGGAACGGGATGCCATCCAAAGACCGCAAGTTTGTCGTTGCAACCGGTCTTGGCCCAGACCACAACCTGGGAGTTTACAATAACAACACAAACACGCTCGAGCGGGCTTTCGTCGAACGGTACTTCTTCTGTGCCGAAGGCGGAGGCTTCCGACCTGCTCTAAGCGTGCCCTCGAATGCGTTTCGCACGTCAGCCTTCCGGCAATTCCTGCACACTGTGGTGAACAACATGCCAAACCTGCCCCGTCTCAGCCGTCAACAAGTCGTTGACCGCTATACCGGCAGGAAGCGTGTCATCTATGAGCAGGCGTTGTTGTCCTTGCAGAGAAAGTCGCTCTGTGATAAGGACGCACGGTTGACGTCATTCGTAAAATTCGAGAAGCAGGATGTTAGCAAGGCGCCGCGCGTGATCAACCCGCGCACGCCACGTTACAATCTTTGCCTGGGTCGCTACCTCAAACACGCTGAGAAGCCGTTTTTCACGGCCATCAACGAGGCTTTTGGGGGGCACACCGGGGCAACTGTCATCAAGGGTTTCAACGCCGACAAGTCGGCACAACTGCTGAAATCCAAATGGGATCGTTTCCGTCAGCCCGCAGCAGTGGGGCTGGATGCGACCAAGTTCGACATGCATGTATCAATGGAAGCTCTGCAATATGAGCATTCGTTCTACAAGCTTCTTTTTCCCGGTTCAAAGGAATTGAGATGTCTACTTGGTCAGCAACTACGAAACAGCGGGCATGCGTATTTACCAGATGGGCAAGTGGACTTCAAGATGCGAGGTACACGGTGCTCTGGGGATCTGAACACGTCGTTAGGCAACTGCCTCCTGATGTGCGCTATGATCCATGTTTATGCGCGTATCCGTGGTACTACCATTGAACTAGCCAACAACGGCGATGACTGTGTGGTGTTTTTGGAGAGGGGAGATTTGACGAAGTTTATGCGTGGATTGGACACATGGTTCCGTGGGCAAGGGTTTGCCATGGTCTGTGAGGAACCAGTCTTCGAGTTTGAACAAGTCGAGTTTTGCCAAACTCACCCGGTGCAACTCAGCACTGGGTGGCGCATGATGCGCAATCACACTGCGGTGCTCCGCAAAGACCCTATGTGCTTAGTTCCCATACAGAATGACGGTGTGTACCAGAAATGGTTGTATGCCGTTGGTGAGTGTGGCCTAAAGCTCGGGCAAGGCTGCCCAGTACAGCAATCGTTCTACGACCTCCTCCACCGCTCCGGGCGGGTTTGCACCGAAGGGTTCAAAGAGGCGGTCATCAGGGGCTCCACGTGGGCCCAACGGATCGATGGACTAGGAACGGCCGAAGTGACGCCACTATCGCGAGTGAGTTATTACTACGCGTTTGGACTGCTACCTGATGAGCAAGTGGAATTGGAAAGATTTTATCGCGAGGGCCGAGTGGGGCCGATCGACTTAAAGGGAGTCGAACGCGATGCGTTGGTAATTGAACCGGGCATAATAAGACTATAAGTTTTTCTCACTAGTTTTATCGTCCACCAACGC